CTCCCAAAGTACTCCTAGTATCATTAAAGAACTGATTGCATTCCTCAAAGAGCTTTACCTGTCAGTATAACTCTTTCTATATCGTGTCTACCGATACCTAAGTCTCGTAGCTCTCTGTCAGTCATTTTGTAAAGTTGCATACGTGCAATCTTACGTCTAGCTGACTCTGCTCTTGCCTCTACTAATCTATTGAAAAATCTTTTAAACATTTTCTATCCTCTATACTATGTTAATGAGGATAGTTATACGTAAGTAGTTATATCAGACTAGTGACAAATATGCAACCCTGTTATGCCTCTGGCATCCAAGCTTCGTTGACATGAGGGGTAGAAGGATCGTCACCTTTCAATCTACCTTTCTCATCTCGAGCACGTACTCTTTTCTTTTCAGGTTTATCTTGGTTCATAATAAACTCTAAGACAGCAGGATCTTTAGTGTGCCATTCTCCGTGAATGTATTCTGCTAGAACAGCACCATACTGATCAATTACTTTTTCACCATCTAATTTCATTTCTTACCTCTTTTAGTCATACCACCATAGAACATTCCTGTTTTACGATAGTCAATCATACCACCTTTTGAAAGTCCTGAAGGTCCTGTTTTCTTTTTCTTTTGATTCTTTTTGATAACAGAATCTACTCTATCTTCAGGTCCAAAGATAAATTGCTTAATTGCAGACATAGCAGGAGAAACATAGACTTGGTTCTTTCGATCAGACTGATCTTTTTTTACTTCACTACTCTGATCTTTTGGAACAGCCTTATTATTTGTCTTATCATCTTTTACTCTAGCTTCTACTTTTAATTTTCTAATAGCTTCAGCATTTTTGGATCTATCTCTAAAAGAAGGTGTGCCAGATGTTCTATCTTTTTTAGGTTTTACGGTTTTTATATCTGATTTTCTTTTAGGTTGCACGTTAGGTGGATCAAACCTTCTATCTGTTATATTTTTAGATTTAGAACCTCCTGCACCACTATGCCTATCTGACAAAGGTGATTTCTTTTTTGGTTTTGCTTTTGGTTTCTTAGTAATTGGTTTCTCTCTTCGTGCACCTTTGAGAGAATCAATTAATCCTGGTCTTCCTTTACCAATACCTACTTTACCGTCTGCACCTAACAGATCTCCAAGGAATGTGTCACCAAAGTTTCTTTTACCATCTTTGTTGACATCTTTAAGTCTACGGCTGTAAATACTTTTCTTTTTCTTAGCCACAGTATTACTCCTTATTTATAGGTATTCTTTGCTCGAGCAATACCAGTGTTAAGAGCATTAGATGATTTAACCATACCACCTACATTGTACATAGCAACCTTACCGCCTTTAGTGTAAGCTTTCTTTTTCATATTAGCTCCACCTTTAGCCATGCCTTTTTTCTTCTTCATGGCAGCACCACCGTTAGCCATACCTTTTTTCTTTTTAGCCATGCCGCCTTTATTCATTTTGCCTTTACCGTCAGCAGCATAGAAAGGAACCATCTTTCCATCTGGACCTTTAACCATTTTTAAGCCACCTTCTGCGTAGCCTTTTTTCTTCATATTAGCACCACCTGCAGCCATGCCTTTCTTTTTCATATTAGCTCCACCTGCAGCCATGCCTTTCTTTTTCATGTTAGCACCGCCTACGGCCATTCCTTTTTTCT